GCACGGGGCCGGGGTCGCTGCTTTCTCGAAAGGAGACCCCGTGCCTGTCAACTCGCTCATCAGCCGGGACGCCAGCAACGACCCGCTCGTTCCCACCCCGGTGTCCTCGGAGATCATCGACCAGCTCCCCGCCGCTTCGGCGCTTCTGCAGCGGGCCCGCCGCGTGCCGATGTCGTCGAAGACGCAGCGCCAGCCCGTCCTCGACGTGCTGCCGCTCGCGTACTTCGTGGGAGGCGACACCGGCCTGAAGCAGACCACCGCTCAGGACTGGAAGAACGTCGACCTCGTCGCCGAGGAGATCGCCGCGATCGTCCCGATCCCGGAGGCCTACCTCGACGACGCGCAGATGCCCATCTGGAACGAGGTCCGTCCCCGTCTGGTGGAGGCCATCGGCGCCAAGCTCGACGCGGCCGGCCTGTTCGGGATGGACAAGCCGTCCACCTGGCCAGCGGCCGTCTACCAGTCCGCGGTCGCGGCGGGCAACACCGTCATCTCTGGCGCGGGCGCCGACTTCGCCGTCGACGTGGCGGAGGCCGCAGGCAAGGTGGCCGCGGACGGGTTCGCGGTGAACGGCTTCATCAGCCGGCCCGGCCTGACGTGGAAGCTGAACACGATGCGGTCCGAGCAGGGGGTGCCGATCTACCAGCCGAACCTGCAGGGCCAGCTGGGCGGCACGCTGTACGGCTACCCGATGTCGGAGCTCACCAACGGCGCGTGGGACATGTCCGAGGCCGAGCTCCTGATGGGGGACTGGTCGAAGGCGATCGTCGGCGTGCGCCAGGACATCAGCTTCAAGCTGTTCACCGAGGGCGTCATCTCCGACGACGACGGCAAGGTCGTCCTCAACCTGATGCAGCAGGACTCCGTCGCGATGCGCGTGGTGATGCGCGTGGCGTTCGCCACCGCCAACCCGGCGACCCGCCTGAACGGCAACTCGTCGACCCGTTCGCCGTTCGCTGCGGTGCAGACGGCCACGGCCGCATCCTGACCCGCGACGGCCGGCAGCCTTCCTGGGTGGGCTGCCGGCCGTCCGGTAGATCGGAGTCATCTTGCGGGTCCTGGCGATGTTCCACGCCTATCCTCCGGAGCACAATGCCGGTGCCGAGTGGGCGGCCCACAGCCTGCTGCGTGAGCTGGCAGCGCGCGGCCACACGGTCGACGTCCTTCTCTCGCAGCCGTCCGACAACTGCGGGCCTTATGTTCTGGACGGCGTCACCGTGCACCAGTACCAGGGCAAGGCGGACCCGGGGCCCTGGATGCGGGGCGAGGGGCGGGCGCATGCCATCGTGACGCACCTGGAGAACACCGCTAGGGCGTCCGTGCTGGGCCAGTTGCACCGCATCCCGGTCGTGCACCTGCTGCACAACACCTTCGAGAAGTCGAAGGCATGGCTGGTGAAGGGGACACCGACGCTGGTCGTGTTCAACACGGCCTGGATGCAGTCGGACGCGGAGGCGTGGTGGCGAATCCACTGTGGGCAGCGGCCGATGCCGTGGGGTATCACCGTGCACCCGCCCGTCGCGGCGGCCGACTACCAGGCCACACCGGGGGACCGGATCACCTTGGTCAACCTGACTGTGGAGAAGGGCGCGAGGGTCTTCTACGCGTTGGCGGAACGGCTGCCACGCCGCAAGTTCCTCGGCGTGGTCGGCGGCTACGGCGAACAGATCATCCGCGATGATCTGCCAAACATGGAGATCGTCCCGCACACTCCGGGCGACCGGATGGCGAAGGACGTCTACGCGCGAACGAAGATCCTTCTCGCCCCTTCCGCCTACGAGTCCTATGGGCGCGTAGCGGTGGAAGCGATGTGCTCAGGGATCCCAGTGATCGCGCATCCGACGCCCGGACTACTGGAGTCGTTGGGGGACGCGGGCACGTTCTGTGACCGCGACGACCTCGACGCCTGGGAAGCCGCCATCCGCAGCCTGTCCACCCCGAACGTGTACCGCACCGCATCCAAGGCGGCCTCTGCCCGCGCGGCCGGCCTCGACCCGCAAGCCGGACTCGACACATGGGTCGAGGCGATGGAGGGAGTGGCCAGACGTGCAACCCCTCGCTAGCCCGAGCGACCTCGAGGAGCGGCTCGGCCGGCCCTTGACCGCAGCGGAGACGGCCCGAGCGGAAGCTCTGCTGGGGGACGCCTCCGCCCTCGTCAGGGCTTTCACCGGCCGCGACTTCACCCGAACCGACGACGAGACGGTTGTCGTCCGCGCCCAGCAGGGTGAGATCCGTCTTCCTCAGAGACCTGTCATCGACGTGACCGCGGTCGTCGCTGTCGGTGCGGGCGGTGCTCCGGATGTGCCTGTCACAGGCTGGCGCTGGGATGGCATCGACATCATTCGTACCGCCGCCGACAACACGGTCATCAACATGCCTGAGGCCTGGTTCGACGAGGACTACGAGTCCTATCCGGGCACCTACCGGGTCACCTACAGCCACGGCACTGACACCGTGCCCGCGGACGTGGTGGCGGTCGTCGCCCGCATGGCCTTGCGGACGCTCACCTCGCCCACGATGGCCGGTGGCGTCACGGGCGAAACGATCGGCCCCTACAGCTACCGCACCGACGGATCCGGCGTGGGCACGGCTGTAACGATGACCGACGACGACCGCAAGATGCTGGAACTTGCTGGCTACCGGCGCAAAGCCGGCATGACGATGACGAGGTGGCGATGAGCACCTCCGTGAACATCGTCGCCCGAGTCCACGCCTATCCGCCCCACCACAACGCAGGAGCGGAGTGGACGCTCCACGAGATGCTGCGGGCAGCAGTCCGCCGCGGCCACAAGGCAACCGTCCACCTGTCCAACACCATCGGGCCGCGGACCGCAACCTATGAACTGGACGGCGTCCGCGTGGTCCCCCCAGAGGCCGGCATCGACTTCGGGAAGGCGGCTGCGAGAGCGGGCGTCCTGGTGAGCCACCTCGAGAACGTTCCGCTGACCGCATGCCTCGCACGCGGGCACGGCATACCGCTCGTCGTCCTCTGCCACAACACGTTCGACTTGACCTGGCAACCCCTGCTCCACGGCTCCACAGCGCTGGCCGTCCTCAACTCCCAGTGGGGACTGCACGCCATGGAGGCTGCCTGCGAGGGAGCCCAGTCGCGTCCGGATCAGACGCTGGTGGTACGCCCCCCGGTCTGGGCAGCCGCATACCGCACGCGGCCGGGGGACTGCATAACCCTCGTCAACTGCAGCGAGGCGAAGGGCGTGGGTCTCTTCGAAGAACTTGCCCGACGGATGCCGGACCGCAAGTTCCTGGCGGTCCGCGGCGGCTACGGCGAGCAGAGGCCACCAGACCTGGACAACGTGCTGGTACTGGATCACATGCCGGGGTCGCGAATGCGCGACGAGGTCTATGCCCGTACCCGTTTGCTGCTGATGCCGTCGGATTACGAGTCCTGGGGGCGCGTCGGAGTTGAGGCCATGGCGTCGGGAATCCCGGTCATGGCACACCCCACCGAAGGGCTGCAGGAATCCCTCGGTCCGGCGGGCATCTTTTGCGATCGCGAGGACGCTGGCCAGTGGCAGGCGGCCATCGATGCCCTGGACGACCCGGCCGCTTACCGGGCCGCTTCCCGCCGGGCGAAGACCCGGTCAAAAGCCCTCGACCCGGCGAGAGAACTGGACGCCTGGTGCGACGCGATTGAGGAGCTCGGCCGTGCACGCACTACCCAGCGGTGACACCGTCACAATCCTGCGCCCCGGACCCCTGACCCGCGACGAGTACGGCAACGACGTGCCCGGGACACCCTCCGAGATTTCCGTGCCCGGGTGCGCTGTGGCGCCCCGCGATGGCAGTGGGGCGGGATCCAATGAAGATACCGACGCCCGAGACACCGTGATCACCGGGCTGACGCTGTACGCCCCATACGGGACGGACATCCGCCCAACCGACCAGATACGGGTCGGAGGCAACGTCTACGAGGTCGACGGCCAGCCCGGCAGCTTCCGGTCGCCCTTCACCGGCTCGACCGGCCCGGTTGTTGTGGCCCTGCGCCTGGTGACCGGGTAGGGGGAGGCTTCGTGGCTGCACGTTTCAAGATGAACCGCAAAGGGGTCGGGCAGCTACTGCGAAGCCCCGGCCTGCAGGCGGAGATGCTACGCCGGGCAGAGGTCATCAAGAGTGCGGCGGTGGCTACGTCCCCGGTGTACCTGCGGGGCGAGAACGCCGGCCACTACAAGGAGTCGTGGCAGACGAGCAGCGTGGTCCGCGGGGGACGCAACCGCGACCGCGCCGTCGCCAAGGTTCGGAACACCGCCTCCTACGCCCGCTGGGTGGAGTACGGCACGGATCGGGTGCCCGCACACCATGTGCTGCTGCGAGCCGCGCAGGCCGGGGGAGCGAACTGATGTGGCCCGACGTCGAAGCGGAGCTGGTCGCTTGGATGACGACGGCCATACAGGTGCGGCACCTGACGGATCTACCCGCCAATCTCGTCGATGCTTTGCCGCTCAACCAACTACAGAGGGTAGGCGGAGACGATGACGGGCTCCGCCTCGACCGTGCCCTGATCAGCGTCGACAGCTACGCCGCTACCCGGCAGGCTGCCTGGCAGCTCGCACGGGAGACGCGCTACCAACTCCTCTTCAACCTCCGCGGGGCGAAGACGGTCAACGCGGTCTTCAGCCGCGTGGCGACCATCACCGCCCCCGCGTGGCGCCCCTACGAGAACACTGCGCTCCGTCGTGTGGGCGCGACCTACGAAATCTACTGTCACCCGGTTTCCTGACCGGTTGGCCCGCGCCGATCCCTGTCCCTTTGACCCCGCCGCCGTGCGGGGTTTTCGCATGTCTGGAGACATGTCATGGTCAACATCACCCGCGCGGCGGACCTCACGATCATCGGCGCTACGGGCGGCGGCTGGGTGGCGGATGTGGGCGCGACGGCGCCGACGTCGCCGCTGACGCAGCCGGTGTCGCCGTGGGAGCCGCTGGGCGCCATCTCGGACGACGGTCTCGTGTACGGCTTCGACGAGGACTCCCAGGAGTTCACCCCGTGGGGTCTGACGTCCCCGTTCCGCACGCAGATCACCAAGTCGGTGCGGACGTTCCAGGTGACGCTGTGGGAGACGGCCCGCACGACCGTGCAGTCCATCATGTACCGCATCCCGGCCGCCGACCTGGCGCCGGACGAGGGCTCCGGCCTCACCAGCTTCGCGGAGACCGCGTCGCCGACGCCGGACCGGCGCGCCTGGTGGTTCGTCGCTCTCGACGGCGACACGGCCCGCGGCTTCTACGTCCCGCAGGGCGAAGTGTCGGACCGGTCGGACGTGACGTTCAAGCAGGACGAGATGTCCGGCTACGAGATCACGATCACCGCCTATCCGGACGACGCCGGCAACACCGTCTACCACACGGACAAGCTGCCGGCGACCCCCGCCTACACGGGGTCCTGAGCTGGTGGGCGGGCCGCTGCGTCGGCGCGAGGCGGCCCGCCCACCTTTCCTCTCCTTCTCAGAACCTCGCGCCGTAAATCGAAGGAGTCCGCGCCGTGGCCAACACCCATACCACCACCAGCAGGAAGCCCCGTACCGCCGTCCGTGCCGCATCTCGTCCCTCGCCCCGCCCGGTCGCCGAGCCGGACGTCGACGACCTGGAAGGCGACGAGCCGGGCGTCTCCGAGGCCGAGGCGCAGGAGATCGAAGCCGAGGGTCATTACGTGACCGCAGCCCTGTGCGGCGAGGACGTTCGCGTGATCCCGCCGTCCGCGTGGCGCCTGTCGTGGCAGCGCCTACTGAGCGCTGGAGAGATCGACGCGTTCGCCGACAAGGTGCTGCACCCGGACGACGTCGAACTCCTCGACGAGATCGATCCGACCGCCGAGGAGTTCGGCCAGTTCATCGCGGACGCCGGACAGCGGGCGGGGGAGAGCCTGGGAAAGTCCAGTGGACGCTCTCGGTCTGGCAGGCGCACCCCGAGGCGGTAGAGGCCGACCTGATCGACCGCGGCTACGACCTTGCCGACGTGTTGATGGGGCGCCGGTCGTGGCGGTGGCTGCGGGTGTTGTTGCAGCATCTGCCGCCGGAGTCCCACACGATGACCGCTCTGCGTAACGCGACGAGTGATGAGGAACTTGCGGAGCAGGCGGAGCGTGGGGAACCGGAGAAGGGTCGCTGGTCGCAGACCGAACAACTGCTGGCTGTTGTGGCGGACCGAGTGGCGGGGCTGACCTACGCCTACAGCGCCGCGCACACCGAGAAGGGCAAGAAGAAGCCCACTCCACCGGAGCCGCTGCGACGGCCGGGTGCGAAGCCGATACGTCCGAAGCCGACGCTCACAGAGGGCAGTGCGGACTTCCTCTTCCACCTGATCAACGGGGGCGCGGCGTAGCGCAGGGAGGAGGCTCCCTGTGGCTATCAGCGTCGGTTCGGTTGAGGTGGATGTTGTCCCCAGCACGCGGGGGATTCGGCAGCGTCTGCAGAACGGGCTGGTCCCGGCGGCGAACAGTGTGGGTGACGAGATGGGCCGGGTCATGGCCCGCTACCTGTCGACTCACATTGCGCAGGGCGTCCGGGATGGCATCACTCAGGGCGGGCGGACGGCTCAGGCGCCGGCCGCCCGGCAGGGTGCCCAGACGGGTTCGGCGTTTGCCCGCGGTTTCAAGACTCGCCTCGAGGCGGCACTGCGGGATCTGCCCGAGGTGCGGCTGAACGCGAACTCGACGGATGCAGAGCGGGAGATCGCGAACATCCGGGCGCAGATGGCCGCGCTGCGGGATGTGCGGATCGGCATCGATATCGGTGAGGCGGACGCGCGGGCTGCGTTGGCCGGCTTGCAGGCCCGTCTGACTCGTTTGTCAGAGTCGAGTGCGAACGTCGCGGTCCGCGTGGATGCGGGTGCGGCTGCCGCCCAGCTGGCCGCGTTTCAGGCAGAGGTCAGCCGGCTCGACGGCCAGTCGGTGGACGTCGACGTCGACACGCATGCGGCTGCCGCGAACCTGAACCTGTTGACGAGCGCCGCGCTCGCGTTCGGTCCGGCGATCATTCCGGCTCTGCCAGTGGTCGCTGCCGGGCTGGGCGCGGTGGCGGCTGCGGCGACTGCTGCGGGCGCTGGCTTGGGCAGCGTGGCGCTGGTCGCGGCGCCCGCGTTCAAGGGAATCGCCTCCACCTTGCAGGCGCAGAAGGCCGCGCAGGATGCTGCCACGTCGGCGACCGCGAAGGGAGCGCAGGCGGGCGCTTCGGCGGCACGGCAGGCCATGCAGCAGGCGTCCGCGCAGCAGGCCCTGGCGACGGCGCAGCGGAACGCGGGACGGCAGATCGCGGACGCCCAGCGAGCCGTCGGGGATGCGGTACGGCAGGCGGCGCAGAACAACGCGCAGGCCGCCGCCCAGGTCAAGTCGGCCCGCCAGTCGTTGGCGGACGCCTATGACCAGGCTGCGGACCGGATGCGGTCGGCGAACCAGCAGGTGCAGCAGGCCGAGCGCGACCTGGCGACGGCACAGAAGTCCGCCCGGCAGGCGCAGCTCGACCTCACTGCGGCCCGTAAGGAGGCCGCGCAGCAGCTCGAAGACCTGAACAACCGGCTCACTGACTCGCAGCTCTCCCAGCGCGACGCGGAGATCGCGTTGAAGGAGGCGACCACCGAACGCAACAAGGTGCTGGCCAGCGCTACATCGACGGAGCTGGACAAGCAGAAGGCGCTGCTGGCCTACGACCAGGCGGTGCAGCGGCTCAAAGAGCAGACCACCGAGACCGCCCGTCTCAAAACGGAGACGAAGGCCGCGAACAAGGCCGGCGTCGACGGCAGCGACACGGTCCGGACGGCGCAGGAGCGCCTCGCTTCCGCGCAGCAGGACGTCGTGGACCGGACGACGGCTTTGAAGGCGGCGCAGGACAACGTCGCGAAGACGCAGTTGCAGAACACGCGGGCGATCACTGACGCGCAGCAGAAGCTGTCCGATGCCCAGGCGAACGTGGCGGAGACGCAGCGTGCCGGGGCTGAGGCGGTTGCTCGGGCGCAGGAGAGGGTGGTTCAGGCTCAGGAGTCGGGCGCGGAGTCGATTGCGTCGGCTCAGCGGCAGATCGAGTCCGCGTCGCTTTCGGCGGCGGGCGGTGTGGATCAGGCTGCCATCGCGCAGGCCAAGTATCGGGCTGAGTTGGCGAAGCTGACGCCGTCGGCGCGAGGCACTCTGAATGCGTTTGTGCAGCTCAGGTCGGCGTTCGGGGCGTGGTCGAAGAGTCTGCAGCCGCAGGTGATGCCGATCTTCACCCGGGGTTTGAACGGCATCCGTCGCACTCTGCCGACGCTCACCCCGTTCGTGAAGGACGCTGCTGCCGCGATCACCAACCTGCAGAAGCGGGCGTCGGCGTCGTTGAAGCGGCCGTTCTGGCAGGGCTTCAAGACGGACCTGCAGGGCTCGGTGAAGCCCGCGATCACCGGGTTGGGTGTCTCGTTCGGGCAGACCATCAAGGGCATGGCGGGTGTCGTCGACGCGTTCCTGCCGCACATGGACGGCATCTCCAAGCGAATGCAGTCGATCACCGGCCGGTTCGCGAACTGGGGCACCAGCCTGAAGGGCAGCCCCGAGTTCGAGGAGTTCCTCTCCTTCTCGGCGGACAAGGCGCCGCTGATCGGGGACGCCCTCCGGAACATCGCGTCCGCGTTCCTGAAGGTGGGTGCGGCCCTGGCGCCGCTGTCAGGGCCGCTGCTGCAACTCATCGGGCTAGCGGCAGATGGGATTGCCACGATCGCCGAGCATGCCCCGTGGCTGGTGCAGGCACTATGGGGGGTCATCGTCGCATGGCGGCTGTGGACGGCCGCGATCTGGCTGTGGAACCTCGCCCTGGCCGCATCGGGCTGGCAACTCATCGTTGCGGCGATCTTCCTGATCGTTGCGGCGGTCGTCTACGCCTGGAACAAGTTCCCCGCCTTCCGGGCCGCCGTGATGGCCGCATGGGAGGGCATCAGGACGGGCGCTCTGTACCTGTGGAACACCGTCCTCAAGCCGTTCTTTGCTTGGTTCGGGCAGATCGTCACCTGGCTGTGGACGTCGATCATCAAGCCGTACATCGGGTTCATCATCGG